AAAGAGGAAAACGCTTTACTTTTACTATCTTTAAGATTGGATGAATTTTTTGAGGAAGAAATACAAGAAAAACCAAAGAAAAAATGAAGATTAAAAAAGAATTTTTAGGAAAGGATATGTTTAGCCAGGAGCTTAACAGAATCCTTGTAATAAATGAAGAGAATTTGCCTATCTTTATTCAACATAAATATTTTTTCTTATTTGAAGAGGAAATAAAAGAGGCTAAACCAAAGGCAAAAAAAGCAAAAAAAGACGCTTAAAATGATTAAAATAATCAAAGGCCAAAGTAATATTATCGTGTTGACATTAACCGAAAAATGTACTTTGACCAATCCATTTTTTTTATTCAGGTTTATTAATGACGAGAGCAAGGTGTCTTATACTTTTGTAGCTCAAGATACATCTATTCACACGGATAGATACAACAGATTCACAATTACGGAAACCTCAACGCCAACATTAACGGCATCACAAGTAAGTTTACCTTTACCGGGTTTTTATCACTATGAGATTTACGAGCAAACCTCATCAACAAATCTAAATTACACACTTGCCACGGGGATAGTAGAAACGGGTAAGGTTAAAGTTATCGGAACGGCCACAAGTACAACGGCTTACGATAACCAAACAAAAATAAACATCATTTACAATGGGTAACATAATATATGTAAAGTTAAACGCCTACGAAATACCGGAGTTCAAAGAAGCTAAAGGTAAGGAGTGGGTAAATTATGGGGCAAATAACGACTTTCCAAACATGCTTTTGGAAATGTATGACAATGCTCCAAAACATAGGGCCATTGTTGACGGTAAAGCAGATATGATTGCTGGCAAGGGTTGGAATATTAGCCAAACGATGAGCGTTTTAAAGCAAGCTCAATTGATTAATTTTGTAAATGAGATAAACCCACAAGAAAACTTACACGAATTAACTAAAAAGATTAGTTTAGATTTAGAATTGTTTGGTGGCTTTTATTTACAAGCTATTTGGAATAATTTACGCAATGATTTTAATTTATATCATGTTGACTTCAGTAAAATAAGAACTAACAAAACTCAAGATAAATTTTTCTATTCAAACGATTGGAAGGCTTATAATCAGCATCCCGAAAAGACTGGTTTTAAAGAGATAGAAAAGTTTGATCCGCAAAGTAAGAAATCAGGTATATTTTACTATAAGCAATACAGACCAAACCAAGGCGTTTACCCTTTGCCGGGTTATATTGCAGCCTTAAGATACATAGAGATAGAGAAAGAGATTGCTAACTTTCATTTAAACAATATAAAAAATGGGTTTGTTGGTGGAACTTTAATTTCATTCAACAACGGCCAGCCGACACTTGAAGAACAAAAAGAGATTGAAAGACAAATAAAAAACAAACACACGGGTACTGATAACGCAGGCGGGATAGTGCTTGTATTTAGCGAAGGCAAGGATAAAGAGCCGACTGTATTGCCACTAAGAAGCAATGATTTTGACAAGGCTTTCGAGGTATTAAACAAAACGGTAACACAAGAAATCTTTGTAGGGCATAGGATACCGAGCGGCCAATTATTTGGTATTGATAATGAAAGTGCATTTGCTAGGAATGTTATTCGTGACGCTTCGGAATTCTTTCAAAATACCTATATTACTCCAAAGCAGCAGACCATTGAACAAGTAATTAATGACTTTGCTTTATTGCTTGAGCTTGATAATAAATTGACTATAATACCTTTGGAGATAATTGGGGTTGACTATTCAGAACAGTTTATACAAGCTGTAATCCCTGCTGAATTATTAAGAAAGAAAGTAGCTGAAAGACTTGGTATAAATTTAAACGAAGCTCAAACATTTAACAAGCAATTAACCGAGGATGAGGTACATGCAATATTTGACAAATACGGAGAAAGTTTAGAGGGTTACGAGATAATACACGCTGAAGCTATCCCGACTAATTTTGCAACGATTACAATTACAACCCTTGACAAATCAATTATAGACCTTTTAAGCGCAGATAATTTAATTAGCAATAAGAATATTGCCGAGGCTTTAAAAGTTGATGTAAACAAGGTAAATGAGGCTATAACAAGGCTTATTGATAACGGTATGATTGTTATTAATGAAAACGAGCGAAATTTGACAAAAAAAGGCGAAAATATTAAAAAGTTAGATTCACCAGTTGAGGAGATACTTGTTAGATACATTTACGATAAAAAACCTGGGATTGAAGGGGATAAAATAATACCAACGACAAGAGATTTTTGCAGAAAGTTATTAGAAAAGCAAAAGCAATATACAAGAGAGCAAATCGACGCAATGAATAACGAATTTGGCACAAGTGTTTGGCTGACGCGTGGCGGTTGGTATCACAATCCTCAAACGGGATTAACATCAACATCGTGCCGACACATTTGGCAGCAAGTATTATTAAGAAAAAAAGCATAAGTTATGGCAGTTATATTTATTTCAGAACAGGCATTAAAAGATAATAGTATTATCAATGAAAATGTTGATATGAAAGTGCTTTTACCCGTTATTAAGTTAGCGCAAGAAAAATACATGCTTCCTATACTTGGCACAGGGTTATACAACGAACTCAAAACACAGATAACGGCTGCTTCAATTACGGTACTTAATAAAACATTGCTTGATGACTACATTCAGCCAGCACTAATTTGGTGGATTATGGCAGAAGCTCCAATGCCTTTAACTTACAAGTTCATGAATAAAAGTGTGGCGACAAGATCAAGCGAGAACGCAAACGCTGCCAGCTTAAATGACTTGCTAAAACTTGAAGAAAGATTCAAAGACAATGCGGAGTGGTATTCGCAAAGAATTACGAATTATTTGCTTCAAAACATTCAATCATATCCACTTTACAGCAATCCCGGAAGCGGCATTGATACTATTGTGCCTAAAAAAACCATGTATAGTACGGGTATGTATTTAGGAAGTACCTTAAGCAAAAATTTACCATTTCGAGATAGGTTTCAGGGCAATATAGATTCTAATTGTTTAGATTAACTATGGCTTACACGAAAAACGAAAAAAAATTAAAGATTTACTTAGCTAAAATCAATGAACAGAACGCTAAACCAAGTAAATGCAATTCTCGAGGGAATAGCAACAGCACACCAGCAAATAAATAGCTACGGTATAGGGGATTTATACGATTTAGTAGCTAACGGGGCCGTTACTTATCCTTTAATGTTTACCGTTATCAATCCTGGCCAAATAAACGATAAAAGAATGAGCCTTAATTTATCTTTGCTTTTTATGGACTTGGTGCATAAAGATCAAAGGAATGAACTTGAGGTGCTTTCAGACACTTTACAGATGGGCGTTGATGTTGTCGCGCAGCTTCGCGCTCCATTATATGAGGATTGGTTTATAGTTGGTGACACGGTTACATTTGAGGATTTTACAGAGAGGTTTAATGATGAGGTTGCAGGGTATAAAATAGACATAACATTAAACTTATCAGAACAATTCAATCTTTGCTCTTTGCCAATAGTTGGCGCTCCAAGTGGTCCAAGCGGTTGCGCTCCAGCTTTGATACAAAACAGCGATCTTTCATATTTAGTATATATAGCTTCAGGTGGTACTTTAGTACTTCCTGATACAACAATAAATTTTAATGTAGGCGGAAACATTACAACGACAACCGTGCCGTCATTAAAGGACGAAACAATAAATGTAGTATGGCTTTAAATATAAATATACCCTCTCAAGTAGCTCAAACCATCACTGACGGTGTTACCACAACAGCACCAAGTCAAAACGCTGTGGCTGATGCCTTAGTATTAAAGGAAAACACCGCCAATAAAGGCATTGCCAACGGTTACGCATCACTTGACGGCAGCGGAAAGGTGCCAAGTACACAACTTCCGAGCTATGTTGACGATGTTATAGAGGTTGCTAATTACGCTGCTCTTCCGGTAACGGGAGAAACGGGTAAAATTTATATTACTATTGATACGGGTTTAATTTACCGTTGGAGTGGTAGCGCATATTTTCAGATAGGTGGACAAGATCCGGTGTGGGGTGCAATAACGGGTACATTAAGCAATCAAACTGACTTACAAAACGCGCTAAATGCAAAAGTTCCCTACACGGGAGCAACTACAAATGTAAATTTAGGAGAATATTATTTAGCAGCAGGACAAATAAACCTTGATACATCGCCAACGGGAACAGCCGTAGTAGGCTCAACAAGATGGAATAATACACTTGGAAGTGCAGAAACCTTGCTGAAAGGTGGTAATGTTACTTTAAAAAATGGTGTTGATCTTGTTGCAAGGGTAGTAAACAACACGGGTATTCAGCTAACAAAGGCAGCTTATCAAGTAGTAAAGGTATCAGGCGCGCAAGGGCAAAGACTTGCAATAAATTTAGCTCAAGCAAATAACGACAACAACAGCGCAGATACTTTAGGTATCGTAACCGAGACGATTGCCAATAATCAAGAAGGGTTTATCATAACTGTTGGGCAGATTGAAGACATAAATACAACGGGTAGTTTGCAAGGCGAGACATGGAATGATGGAGATGTGCTTTATTTGTCGCCAACAACGGCAGGAGCTGTAACAAATGTTAAACCTAACGGAAGCACGGGCCACATTGTTATAATTGGTTATGTTGAATATGCTCACGCTAACCATGGTAAAATATATATTAAGATAATGAACGGGTGGGAGCTTGATGAGCTTCACAATGTTTATATTAATCCTGCTACATTAACAAACAATGACGCTTTAATTTACGAAAGCTCAACGCAACTTTGGAAAAATAAAGCATTAAAGACAATAAACAGCAATAGTTTAATCGGAAGCGGCAACATAGTAACAACCTATATTCGTAGGCATGAAACGACTGCAACATACGACTATTTAGGCTATGCGCTTGACGGTACAGCAGAAAGCACAGCTACATGGACACTAACAAGGTTAACGCTATCAAGCAGCGGCATAAGTGCGGTAATGCACGCGACAGATTCATGGACTAATAGAACAACAGCAACTTATATATAATAATTATGATAGACTACAAATATTCATTTGTTTGCAATGAGATGGATGCAAACTTATACGCCTTGGTTATGACTTGTTGGTTTATTGATGGCGATGGTAACAGAGTTAACCACAAGAGCGACACGCAATTAAATAAAACATTAACTGAATGCTTTGAACTTGCTCAAGCATTTGTAATAGTTGAATAAATATGGCTACAAGATTTGCAATAGCTACGGGTAATTGGAGTAACACAGCTATTTGGGATAATGGTGCATTGCCTGCTTCAGATGATACAATTCACGCCAATGGTAATACAATTACTATTGACCAAGATATAACAGTTGCTTCTTTAAGAAATTCAATAAGCAGCGTGGCTTTGGTAAATATGCCTATACCTGCAATGACTGGTAATACTCAGCCAAGTGGAACTGTTAACGCTGGTAGTGATAGTACTAATGCTTGGAAAGCATTTGACCAAGAAATTGCAAATGCAACATATTGGGCTGGAACGGGTACAACATCAGGTACAGCTTGGCTAAGCTATCAATTTACAACAAGTAAAATTATTAAAAGATATTTTTTAACAAGTACGGGAGGTGCTGCACTTACACCAAGAGACTGGACTTTTCAAGGCAGTAATGATGGTACTACATGGACAACTTTAGATACGATTACTTCAAATACTTTAACTACATATACTTCAGTTTTATTAGCAAATACAACTGCTTATTTATATTATAGGTTAAATGTTAGTGCAGCTACATCAACAACTACTACATATATTTCAAGACTTGAAATGACTGAAAGTACATCTACTACTTACGGCACTACAACTGGAGGCTCATTTACCGTACCTGCATCATTATCAGGTAGTAGAAATATTGTTCAAAATGGGGCTGGTATTATTGGAAACAACTCTGCAACTGTTGTAACAACTGCCCATACAAGTGGTAATACAGTTAATTTTAATATTGCAAGTGGTGGTTATATAATTAATCCTCTTTATATGACAACAGATAGCAGCGCAATTGCTATTCAAATAAATGGGACTGGTGCTGTTAATTTTAATAGTGATATATGGGGTTGTAATCAAAATAATTGCAGAAATATAAATGGTTCATTAAATATTAACGCAAATGCAACTGTTAACATAAACGGTAATATATATGCAACGAAAGGGGCAGTTAGTACAGTATCTACAAGCATAAGGCTTACAAGTTTATCAAACTCTGCTATTTTAAACATTACTGGTAATTTAATACCTTCAAATTTTACATTTTCAAGTTATGCTGTTTTTTCATCATCCTTAGCAACTATTAATATAACTGGTAATGTAAATAGTGATATAAGTGGTTGTGTTTATAGTGAAGCAAGTACAACTGTTAATATTACTGGTATAATTCAAGTAAATAATAATAATGGTGTGCCTGCTGTTTATTCACTTTCTAATAGCACAACATCTTTATCAGGTTTAACCACTATAAATGGTGCTATTATTAATAGAAATAATATAATGGCAATTCAAGTTCCAAGAATGAGAGTAACAGCAGGTACTAATCCTTACTGGGTTATACAAGATAGTTTAAACGCTGATATTACTTTGGCTTACGGTAGCGCAACTGGTAGCTATCCTAACGAGGCAGATGTTAGATTTGGCACAACTTACGCAGCATCACCGACAAGAACGGGTACTTTAAGAGTGCCACTTCCTCAATATGTTAGTCAAGGCGTTTTAACTGATAATACAGTTGGAACAGCTTATTTAAGTGCAATAGATGTATGGAATATTTCAACATCAAGCATGACAACAGCAGGAAGTATAGGAGAGCGTTTAAAGAACGCAAGCACAGTTCAAACTAATGGTGACCAATTAGCCTCATACATTGTATAAAATGCAAGAGATATTAATTATTTTAGCCACTGCCGGTGGTGGTGGCTTCTTTGGGTGGCTATTCAGCCGCAAAAAGCAACATGCCGAGGTTATCGGTGCGGAAATCGATAACGATGTTAAGGTAATTGAGCTTTGGAAGGGATGGAGCGAGCATTTGAAAGAAGAAATTAATATTATGCAAGACAAAATCAACAAACTCACAAAAAGAATTGAGGAATTAGAGAGCGAAAACCGTCAACATATGGCCACGATTGAAAAACTTGTTACAAAATCACATGGAAAAAATAAGCCAACACATAACACTAAAAGAGGCGACATTTAGCCAAACGGCTGAAAATCTTAAAATCAATAACACGCCAGGACAAAAAGAGCTTGAAGCTATGGTGTTAGTGGCTGAAAAGTGTTTTGAGCCGCTGCGCGTGTGGTATGGTAAGCCTATCCGTATTAATTCATTTTACCGAAATGCAGCATTAAATAAGGCTGTTAAAGGTAGCTCAACATCGCAGCATTTAAAAGGTGAAGCGATTGACATTGATGCAGGCAGCAGGGCAGAAAATAAGAAACTTTTTGAATGGTGCAGAGATAATTTAACCTTTGATCAGTTGTTATGGGAGTATGGTAATTCAATAGGCCCAGATTGGGTGCATATATCTTATAATAAAACAAAAAACAGAAAGCAAGTTATTATTATAAAATAAATTTATTATATTTATGGTCGTAAAAAACTATAAATATGGAAAATTGGAAATTTATAAAAAATTATGAAAATCGCTACATGATTAGTGATTTAGGTAATATAAAAAGTTTAAAAAAATTACATAGAAATTCAGATAAAATTTTAAAACCTATTTTACAAGGTGGAGGATATTTAGCAATTGATTTAGGAAATGGAATAAAAATAAAAAGATTTTTAATTCATAGGCTTGTTGCTGAAAATTTTTTAAATAATGAATATAATAAGAAACAAGTTAATCATATTAACGGAATTAAAACTGATAATAAATTAAGTAATTTAGAATGGGTTACAGCAAGTGAAAATCAAAAACATGCTATTAAAACTGGTTTAAAATCATCCAAAGGAGAAAAAAATTCACAATGCAAAATTAAAACAGCAGATGTTTTAAATATTTTAAATGATAAAAGAAAATATAAATTAATATCTGAACAATATAAAATTTCAATTTCAACAATATCAGATATAAAAAGAGGATATAGTTGGAATCATATTACTAATTTAAAACATAAAAAAAAATAAAATGAATTTATTAGAAAGAGTTAAAGCTCCAACGCCAAAATTTTGGAAAAAAGTGAGAGGTGTAATGATAACTGTCGGTGCAATTAGTGGCGCTATTATAGCAGCTCCTGGGCTTCCTGCCGTAGTTGTAACGCTTGCCACTTATGGTTTAACCGTTGGTAGTGTTGGTGCAGCATTGTCACAAATGACAGTGGAGCAAAAATAATTAAGTTGAAAATCAAGTAGTTAGAAAAATTTAACTACTTTTTTTGTTTTTTGTTATTATTTTTTTTGTTAGTATTAAAAAAGGTTGTATCTTTGCTGTATAATAATAACACATAATACTTAGAAATCATGAAAGCATACGAAATAATAGAACAAATAAAATGTAGCTCAATAGTTTACAAGGCTTCTTATTATTTTAATGTTGAAGATGTAACAGTAAGAGTAAGCAACCATTTACCAAAAAGACAAAATTGGGAAAATAACGAAAATCAAGATAAAGCATTATTTATTTTTACTGAATTAGAAATGAATGAATATCAAATAGAAAAATATTTAGAAACTGAATTTTCTGATATTACTTTCAATTATATGTTAGTTGAAGATACTTTTAATCAAGACTTAATGAATTACTATTTAAATACTTTATAAACCATTAAAAACTATATGACTATGAAAACTTTAGCTATCAAATCCACAGCAACACCTACGCGCGTTTGTCAAAATTACAGACAATGGGTTATCTATATTAAATCACAAGTACAAACCATTAAAACTAAATAAACTATGAAAAACCTGAACAAAGCATTATTGCTGACACGCTTGGCAATAACTTACCAGCAACAAGGTTGCGGTGACGCATTTGTAAATTATTATGGGCATGTATTTCAAATCTGCATCAATTTACATGACGGAGCTTGGGATAAAAATAAAGAGTTTACAAGATTGGAAATCTACCTCAACGGTGTACTTTATGACGAGGCAAAATACAACAAGGCTTTGAACTTTTTAACTGAATGTATTGAACAAAAAAAACTTTTGCCTTATGATTAATTACTTTATCATCCCAGGAATTAATAACACAAAGGCCATTCAAACTGAATTGTTATTTCAAGAGATTGAAAAATTTACGGGTATCACAAAAGCTGAAATACAAAGCAAAACAAGGCTTCGAGAGGTGGTGGATGCGCGAATAATGTACGCTTATATCATGAAAAGTAAAACATTATTAACTTTAATGAAAATAGGCCAACAAATAAATAGAGATCACAGCGCAGTTATTCACTATTTAAAGCAGTTTAAAAGCCTGCAAAAGACAGATAAAAATTTTAACATGACTTACCTTAAAATATTAAACAACCTATGACATTACAGCAAATTATGAATGATGCAAAAGAGCATCGTATTAAAATGAAAATAAGCAAAAGTTCACTTGCTAAACAAATGGGTATTCCAGCTCAAAGGGTTACCTATTGGGAAAGTGGCAAATCAAGGCCTCGAGCAGATTATTTTTTGACTTACTTAAAATTAATAGGGTTTAAATTTGATACTATTTAAAATGTTAGTATATTTGCTAACCACTAAATTTTAAAACACTATGGAACTAACTAAAAAACTGCTTGAATTTCAAATGAAAATTCAGGTTATTAAAAAGGATGCTAAAAATCCTCACTTTAAAAACACTTATGCCACTTTAAAACAAGTTTTATCAGAAGTAAAACCGATATTAAATGAAGTAGGTTTATTAATAACACAACCGATTGACGAACGCGGAATCGGCACGGTAATAAGTGACGGTAAGAACGAATTAAGCTCGTTCATACCTATGCCGCAAGGTTTACAGCCTCAGGCGCTTGGTAGTGCTATCAGTTATTTCAGAAGATATACCATCTGTTCACTTTTAGCGCTTGAAATTGATGATGATGATGCGAATTTAACTGCTGGCAAACCATTAGCAACAAAAGAAAACATCGAAAAGGCTAAAAAAGGCAACTTTACAATTAACCAAATAAAACAACACTATACATTAACCAAAGAAATGGAGGCTTATTATGAATCTATTTAACATTAAACAAGAATACTTGAACATAGCTCAAGAACTTGCAGAAGGTGAATTAACAACGGAACTTGAACAACAATTACAAATAACTGAAGCTAACTTACAAGAAAAGGCTATTAATTACGGTTATGTAATTAAAACTTTTGAAAGTGAATGCGAAATATTAGATAATGAAATAAAGCGATTAAACGCGCTTAAAAAAGCTCGTACAAGTGCAATAGATAAGCTGAAAAACAATATTAGTGACGCAATGCAGTTATTTGGAATCACAGAGGTAAAAGCACCAACATTTAAGCTATCATTCAGAAAATCTGAAAGCATTGAATGTGATGAGGTTGTAGATCAAGAATACTGCACAATTAAAACAACCATAACGCCTGACAAAGTGGCTATTAAACAAGCTATTAAAGAAGGTAAAGAGGTGCTTGGTGCAAGGTTAATTATTAATCAAAATTTGCAAATCAAATGAAAAAAATTCTTTATTTTTACATCTTTAGAGCCATAATTAAGTTTGACAAATGGCTCTTTCAAAAACAACACCGTGACAAGATGCGCCCGAGTGGCGTAGATTACACGGTATGCATCAAAGGTCACAAATTTTATCAATCATGTAAATGCGGCTCGACAAATGGAAGATGTTAAAAAAATAAATCCGGCCATTGAAATAAACATTTTGGTGGCCTTGTTTAAGGCAGCCACGGAACAAACAAGAATGTTAAACGGTGCGTTTAGACATAGGCAAAAGTTAGCGTTTAGCAACATGCAAAAAGCCGCTGAACATTGGTTAAGCATTATGGAAATAGACTCAAAACAAACGCTATCAGAGCAAGAGTTTACGGATAACATAACCGATGCTATTCATGAAGTATGTGATTATTTACGCAAAGAAATGCAAGATATAATAGATAAACAAAATGAAGAAAGACAAAATAGTTCAACAAGTAATAGCTAAATTCGAGCAGCGCTCTGAAGTAGGTATTAAAAAGTATGGCATTACATTGGAAGAAAACAACACAGATGACTTTTTAAATCACTTACAAGAAGAGTTAATGGACGCTATATTATATTTAGAAAAAATTAAATCAATTAAAAGAAGGGAGCAATTTTATGGATGCTAAAATATTACAATGGGCAAAAGAAAGAAACTTACTACCCGGAGATCCGCACAAGCAATTTATCAAGCTGGTTGAGGAAATTGGCGAGCTAAGCTCCGCCATAACTAAAAACAATAAACTTGATATGATTGACGCGATAGGAGACATTCAAGTGGTTTTAATCATACTTTCAAAACAATTGGACATTGATTACAACGGAGCTTTAGAAGTTGCGTATTATCAAATAAAAGACCGTAAAGGAAAAACCGAAAACGGAGTATTTATCAAAGATTAATCAATAAATAACTAAACAATTATGGAAACAGAATCTTTTAAAAATGAAACCTCAACAGATGGCTTACCTTATGTAATGATAAGAACTTACAGCGCAGGAGTTCATTTTGGTTATCTTAAAAAAAGAGAATCAACTCTTGCAGGTATTGAAGTAATATTAATACAAGCGCAAAGGATTAGAGAATGGGCAGGAGCAATGGATTTAAGTCAATTAGCAATGGAAGGCAGTTTATATCCTGAAAAATGTAAACCTTCTGTAATTGTTGATTTAATAGAATTAGTTGCGATTGAAATAATACCAATAAGTGAAAAAGCTGCTAAACAGTTAAAATCAATGAAAATATGGAAAAGTTAATTAAAATTTATTTTTCTTATGGAGATGGAGATGGATATGGATATGGAGATGGAAATGGAGATGGAGATGGAGATGGATATGGAAATGGAAATGGACATGGAGAAGGGTATGGACATGGAGATGGATATGGAGATGAATAAAAATAATTTAAATCAAACACTAACCAATAAATAACTAAACAAAATGGAAACAAAAATTAACACAGGAGCTATCTTCAAAAACGACAAGAAAACAAAAGAAACACAGCCTGATTACCGCGGCAAGGTAAATGTTGACGGTAAAGAGCTTGAGATATCTTTATGGCTTAAAACAAGCAAGGCAGGAACTAGCTATTTTAGTGCTGCATTCAATCCGCCTTATGTGAAGCAGGAAAGCGCAACACCTAAAGAGGTTAACCCTACAATTAATGATATGCCATTCTAAATGACAGCTTTACAAATATTAAACGACATGGCCTTCAATAAATTGAGGGCTATGTCATTAATGCCCGATTATGCCATTCCACGCCCAAAATTCAAAGATAAAACAGCAAATGATCTCACCAAAAGCATCATAAAATACATTGAGCTTATGGGATACCAAGCTGAAAGAATTAGTAACACTGGGCGTTATATCGACAAGCGTAAGCAAGTAAAGAATGTTTTAGGGCAAACCATAAACATCGGAAGCGGGCAATACATTCCTGGAACGGGTACAAATGGAACGGCTGACATATCAGCAACAATAAAAGGCAAATCTGTTAAGATTGAGGTTAAGATAGGTAAGGATAGGCAAAGCGATGCACAAAAGGACTATCAAGCAACCATCGAAAGATCAGGCGGCATTTATTTTATAGCAAAAGATTTTGAAACATTTTATAACTTTTTTAATACATTATGACACCACTAACAAGAGCGCAGCAAATCTATGACGAAGCCTACAAGCTGGTTTATACCGATAACCACGAACTAAATCACAAGCTGGCAATTAACATCGGTAGGTTTACTATCAATGAATTTTTAACGCATTTTGAGAAAGAATGGGAAGGTAATTATGGTAAATATCATCATATTAAATATTACGATGAGGTTTTATATCACTTGGAGAATCTTTAAAATGGCCTGCTTAATGCAGGCTTTTTTATTGATGCGTTACGATGTTACGGAAAATTTGCCCTATGACTTAAATTTGTAATTGTAAAAGTATGGGTATGCAAGATTTTTGAAAAATTTGCGTAATATCGTCGCGCTTTTAATTAAATACTTGTAAATCAATAATTTACAGCGTTACGATAAAATAAATTTTCGTCGCGCTTTAAAAATTTCCGTCACGAATAAAATATTTCCGTCACGCTTTTTGTTTTTTAAAAAAGTATTTATATATTTGCGGAGCAGTTCAACCACCTGCCAAAAGATTTTGTGTATAAACACAGCCCTTGGAATGCGTGGAGTGGTTGCCACAATTTTCAGGGGTTTTTTATTTAACAACTATGACAAAAAAAATTGAAGAAACTTTTTTGGAACAAATCAGCGAAAGTTTTAAAACAGCAATTGAAAACATTGAAATTTTAAATGATGAAGAATTTAGGATACAAAGAATTGTAGTTTTTTTATATGCTTTTTATTGTTATAATAAATTTTCTAAAACAATAAACATTGTGAAAATTAATGATTATAAAGGATGTTTAGAAATATGGTGGAATAAATATAATTATTATGATCAAAAATGCGCTGAAATGATTTGGGAAGAATTAAACGAAGTGTCAGAAAATGTAGAACATAATATTTTTTAATTATGAATGAATTTAACCCAACAATTTCGGTATTTAAAAGTCTTTTTAAAACTAAAGAAACACCATTTAATCTTTCTTTATTAGAAGTATATGAAAGAATTAAGAATGGAAGCAAACAAACAGTTGAAATAATTGAAAAAATCAGAAGCTCAAGCAATAAAGAGGAAATCAACGAGCTTAAAAAACAACTGCCTGCAATATTATTTAACGGTACCTTCAGCCACCGTAATGATAACAGCTTAATTGAACATAGCGGACTTTGTGTTTTTGATTTTGACCACTACACCAGCATCATTGAGCTTGTAAAAGCAAGAAATATTTTAATAAAAGATAAATACACTTTAATGGTATTTATTAGTCCTTCAGGTTACGGTTTAAAGGTTTTAGTTAGAATACCAAAAAGTAATAAAGATGAGCATACAAGACGCTTTAAAGCATACAAAAACTACATCAATATTGATAATTTTGACGATAGCTGTGGCAATGTTAGCCGTGTTTGTTTTGAAAGTTATGATCCTAAAATTTATTACAATCCAAACGCTGAAATATTTAAGGATATTAAAGAGGATAAAGGATTTAAATTTATTGAGAAAGAGCCTACAATTATTCTAGATAATGAACAAAAAAAGATTGACTTAATATTAAAGTTTAATTGGAAAAAAGACTATACACCTGGGCAAAGAAATAATTATATTTTTGATCTTGCAGGAGCTTTTTGCGAGTATGGAATAGACCAAGAAACGGCATTTAATTACATTAATAATAATATAATTAATGATGATATGCCTGAATCAGAATGTAAAAGCGCTGTGCGTTCAGCATATAAACAAAGAACATTTAAAAGTAAATATTTTGAAGATTATGAAAAAGTAAATAAAGTAAGTAATAAATTAAAAAATGGTATTACATCTGAAATAATATCAAAAGAACTAAATATTAATGAGGATGTAATTGAAGAAATAAAAGAAACATTAAGTGATGCAGACGCGATATTTTGGACTATAAAAACAGATAAAGCAGGAAAAGAACACATAAACATAGATCCTTATAAATATGCCTGTTTCCTTGCTAAAAATGGATTTCTTAAATATTACCCGGAAAACAGCCAAGAGCCTACATTTGTTAGAGTAAAAGAAAATAAAGTAAGAATAAGCAGTGTATCACAGATAAAAGACTTTGTTCTTGATTATTTGCTTGAAAAAAAGATTATTAATGTTTGGAACTATTGCAGCAAATCACCTTATTTATTTACTGATAAGCATTTAAACATGATTGACAGTATAAATCTTTTAATGCTGCATGATGATAAAGAAACGAGCTACATACCTTTTAAAAATAGAGTTGTAAAAGTTACTAAACAAAACACCGAAGTTTTACAGTATATTGACGCTCCGGGATACATATGGGAAAATCAAATTATAAATAGGGAATTTAAAGAGCTTGACAATTATACTAATGACTTTCAGGATTTCGTTAAAAAAGTAAGCAACAATGAAGAGCAAAGAATTTTTGCACTTGAAAGTACAATAGGCTATTTATTGCATACCTTTAAAGACAAAACAGATCAAAAAGCTATTATTTTAAATGATCAGGAAATTGACGATAATCCGAACGGTGGAAGCGGTAAATCTTTGATGCTGACAGCACTTAACAACTTTAGAAAGGTAGTAAAAATAGACGGTAAGGTTTTTGATCCTAAAAAATCAGATTTTGTTTATCAGCGCGTTAATCTTGACACTCAAATATTGGCTTTTGATGATGTTAAAAAGAACTTTAACTTTGAGCAGCTATTCTCACTTATTACCGAAGGTATTACAGTTAATAGAAAAAATAAAGATGAAATATTTATTCCTTTTGACAGGAGTCCAAAAATTATAATAACTACAAACTATGTAATAAATGGGACCGGTAACAGTCACGAAAGACGAAGGCATGAAATAGAGTTTTTTCAATATTTTAATAATAACAGAAATCCTTTAACTGAATACGGAAGATTGCTTTTTGATAGCTGGAGCTTGGAAGATTGGCATAAATTTGACAACTACATGATTAAAAATATACAACTATTTTTAAACAACGGTTTAAGCTCAACGGTAAGTATTAACGCAGATGCAAAACGCTTGATTTCTGCAACAACAAAAGATTTTTACGATTGGGTTAATGATGATAATTTAAAGGTAAATACTCGCATTTATAATAAAGATATATTAGAAATATTTTTGGATGAGTATAAAAACTACCGCGATTTAAGTATTAAAACTTTTTTAAAGTGGGTAGCTTTTTATGCAGATTTTAAAGGATTTGAGTTTATAAAAGAAGTTGACCACAAAGGGAGATATTTTAAGTTAATAGATAATACACAGCCACATGATGACAGCGATGCAATACCCTTTTAACCTTGTTATCGGCAGCCGTTTCAAGGCACAAGGCAGAACATTTATAGTAGTTGGCATGACCTGGCAGGCAAAACGCTTGCTAGGCTATCAGATAAGAGAGGAATTTGAAGAGCCTGAGCCAACGGAAGTGTTTGAAAGATCATACGAATACATGGAGAATTTAATTAATACAAAGAAAATTATTTTGTTATGAAAATAGAATTAAAACATAAAATTTTGAATGATGAATATACAGAATATATTTATCAAACATATGATATTCAAAATACAAATGAAAGTATTATTACAATTGAAAATAATATTAATTTAAATTTTGAATGGAACATCGGAGTAATTTATGGAGGCTCTGGAACTGGCAAATCCACATTATTAAAAACATTTGGAGAAATAAAAAAACCAATTTTTGATAATAATAAAAGTTTAATTTCAAATTTTTATTGGTTAACACCTGAAAAGGCAGCTTTTTTATTGACATCAATGGGTTTAAGTTCTGTACCTTGTTGGTTAAGATCTTTTAATACTTTAAGTAATGGAGAACAGTATAGAGCAAGCATGGCCTATTGTGTTTCTATTGCAAAAGAAAACGAAGTAATTTTAATTGACGAATATACAAGCGTAGTCGATAGAGAAGTGGCAAAAGCAATGAGTAATGCTTTACAAAAATATATTAGAAGAGAAAATAAAAAAATTATTTTGGCAAGCTGTCATTTTGATATTATGGAATGGTTAAATCCAGATTGGATATATAGTCCTAACAAGAGGCGAGTTGAAAGACTCGATTATCTTCGGCGCGAAAGACCAAAAATTAACTTGGAGATATTTCGATGTAGATATGAAACTTGGAAAATTTTCAAACAGCATCACTATTTAAGTGATAATTTAAATAAATCTGCAAAAAATTATATTATTTTATGGAATGATAAGCCTGTTGGTTTTGTAGCTATTTTACCTTTTCCAGGTGTAGGAGATGAAAAAACAAAGAGAATTTCAAGAATAGTTATTTTGCCTGATTTTCAAGGTTTAGGAATAGGTAAAATTTTAATTGATTATTTTGGTGCGCTTTATTCTAAATTAGATAATCAAATTTATATTAGAACAGTTAGTCCAGCACTTGGAATAACATTAACTAAAGATAAAAAAAATTGGATGCCAACAGCTACAAATTTAAAAGCAAATTTTACTAAAGAAAGTAATGGTCGTATTCCTTTAAATCGAGTTAGTTATTCTTTTAAATATATTGGTGTTAAATCTGAAGATTGTACAAATATCATCACATTTAATGCTGATGTTTGGAAAGATATTTCACAATTTCAAATATCTTTATTTTAAAATTAAAAAAATATTTTATAATTTAGCAAAGTCAGATGGCGAAATTGGTAAACGCACTTATAAGAGAATTAGGGATTGACTCCTAATACCTTAACCATAAGGTAAAGCATTGTTGAATGATGCTATTATAAGATTTGAGTGTACAATCAAATATAGGTTCAAATCCTGTTCTGACTACAAAGTATTATTAATATGAGCAAAACGCAATACGATAAAGCCTATAATTGGCTGCTGCATGGGGATATATTAGCTGATAAGTATCACGGCACTAAAAAACAAGCAATAAAGAGTTTAAATGACTTGGCACGAGCTAATAAACCTAACGGCAAAAGATAAAGAAATAAAAAGCATATGCCGTAAGATTGGCGGCAACCTAGCGGATGACTTGTATCAAGAGCTTATGATTATTATTCTTGAGTATAACAAAGAAAAGTTACTTGATATATATAATAAAGGCTATTATAAATGGTTTATAGTCAAGACATTAACTAATCAGTTTAATTCAAACAGCAGCCCGTTTAATAAGAAATATAGACCTAAAGAGCTTGACTATTTGCCGGAGCATACATACGATAAAAACATAGACATTTTAATAAACAAAATAGAAAAAGAACTCGATAAGCTACATTGGTATGATAAAGAGTTATTTAAGGCTTATATTAGTTCAGGAAGTTTTCGTAAATTAGAGAAATTAACCGGGATACCTTTTGCATCAATTAACCGTACCGTAAACCATGTTAAAAGTATTATTAGAAATAATCTCAATTAGTTGCTTCGCTTTCTTAATAGCTCAAGCTACGGGATTTATACAAGGCATTAAAGCAGAGCTTAACTTAGATAGGCTTAAACCTTTTGACTGTACGCTTTGTCTTTCATTTTGGATAGCTTTAATATATTCAGTTGTAATCAATAACGGAGAAAATATATTTATATATATAAGCATATGTCCTATTTTAGGTTATTATCTTGAAAATAAGCTGTGAATGAAGATACAGAAGAATATTATTTGGTTAAAATATTTCATGATATCCGCTGCTGGTATTATAAGGACGGTATTAACCATTCTAGTGGCATGAGCATTGATTTTAAAGCAATAGTTATTTATCTAAACTAACATGGACGAAAGACAACAAGCTATATTATTACATTATCAAAACATTTGGGACACTTACAAGCAGGCTAATTACATGACTAATTTAGGTGTTCACCAGCTTAAAGAATTAGCAGCATTGCATCGTGAGCTGTTCAAAGATTTGCCGTATCCAAATTTATATTGCAAGACTTGTGTAATTGACATGTTTAAGAATTTATATAATTTATTACTACAATGCCAAAGCCAAGAGCTAACGAAACCAAAGGAGATTATTTAATTAGGTGCATGGGTGATGAGGAAATGAATAGTAAATTTCCTGATAATATGCAACGCTATGCAGTTTGTCAAAATATATGGCATGAGGAAAAAACATTTGTAAAAAAAACAGATAAATCAAATGAAAAGTGAAGAGTTTATAAATAACTTAATTATTTACGCTCATAAATATATTGATGTTTGTTTAGATCATGAAAAGGAAGTTGTTTCAGGGAGCGGAAAGTTAGTAAAACAAAAAGAAAGACATATCCCAACAATAGCTTTTTTTCTTAATATTTGGTTACCTAAACAAATTCAAGAAACAATATCAAGAGAGACTTTTTATGCTTGGATGCGTGAAGAAAATACGCATAAATCTGACACTATAAAAAGTATAGATGAATTATTTAACTCACTTGCAGCGGACATAGTAGCCAACGAAGGTAAAGGTATATTTTACGCCAAGAATAAACTAGGCATGACAGACAAGCAGCAAGTTGACGGTAATATAAACTTTAAAGCGGACTTTGGTGCTTGAATTATATACGCCACATAGTAAACAAAGGGAAATCCACAACGCTATAAATAGCGGAAATCAGAAATACTACATAGTATCAATAGGTAGGCAGTTTGGTAAAACTTTACTTGCTGAAAATCAAACGCTATATTGGGCCATTAATAACAAAGGATGCAAAATAGGATGGGTAAGCCCTGTTTACTCACAATGCAAAAAAGTTTATGGGGAAATATTTAAAGCAGTTGCTAATACACCTTATATATCAGATAGCAATAAGTCTGATTTGCTTATACAATTTGCTAACGGTTCAACTCTACAATTTTTTAGTGCTGAACGCTTTGACAATATACGCGGTAATACTTTTGACTATCTTATTTGCGATGAGTTTGCTTTCATAAAAAAAGAGGCTTGGACGGAAGTATTAAAGGCCACTATATTAGTAAAAGGTAAGAAAGTTTTAATTATATCAACTCCTAAAGGAAAGAATCATTTCTTTGAACTATTTAACCAAGGAAAAGAAAACCCAGCTTATTACTCGATAGCTGGCACGAGCTACGACAATCCAAAGATACCTATTGAAGAGCTTGAGGACGCAAGGCGTAATTTACCTGAACATGTTTTTAGGCAGGAATACCTTGCAGAGTTTTTAGATGATGGAAGTGCAGTGTTTAAAAATGTTAAAGACTGCATCAAATTAGGTAATGCCTCAAATAACTGTTATGCTGGTATTGATCTTGGTCGTGCTGATGACTATACCGTTTTGACTATCCTTAACGACAAGAACGAGGTGTTTTACTGTGAACGCTGGCGCCATCAAGAATGGTCCTCTATAATTAACAACCTTGTCAAAGTGCTTAACCAATATAAGCCGAAAACTTTTATTGAAACAAATGGCGCTCAAGATGCTATATTTGAGCAAATCAGGAATGCTGTGAACTTTAATAAGAATCAAATACAAGCATTTACAACAACAGCAAAAAGCAAACAAAGCATCATTGAAGATTTGATAGTAAACTTTGAAAACAAAGAAATAGGAATCCCTGATAATAATGATCTTGTTGACGAGTTAAACTTTTTTACCTACGAATACAACCTAAAGACACGGCAGATACATTACAGCGCACCTATTGGCTTACACGATGACATGGTGATGTCGTTAGCCATAGCCTTAAGAGCTAAAAAGGAGTTGACAAATAGCGGTGTTTATGTTATTAGATAAAATCAATAATTCAAAATATATATTTATAGATAATGAAAATACATTTGCCGACAAGTTGGGAAGCTGTTAATCTTAAGCAGTTCGCAGCTTTACAAAATAAATTGCAACAAGAAGATGTTGATGTAATAGAGAAATATATCGACATAATATCAATATTAAGCAACGAAAAGCCAAGCATTATAAGCAAAATGCCTTTGGATGCATTAAGAAAAGCTATTGAATATATTTCTTTCATTAATGAGCTGCCGAAAGAAACAAAAATTAAAAATATTATTGACATTAACGGGCAGATATATAGCGGTGTGTTAGATGTAACTAAATTAACAGCAGGCCAATACATTGACATTAAAACTTTTTGTAAAGATAGTGAGCTTATATTTGAGAATCTGGCTAATATCATGGCGACTATTTATGTTGAAGAGGGCGAGGAGTACGATGGCGCGAAGCATGCAAGCCGCTCAAGACTATTTCAGGAAAAATTAAGCATTGCGGATGTTTACGGCTTTGCGCTTTTTTTTTCGACTCTCTTAAACGATTTGACCAAGGATATTCTCGATTATACGCTTCGGGAACAAGCAGAGATAATCAAGGAGATTCAGAGTACAATAGCCGCTGGGGATGGTTTGGGATATTAGACATGTTAGCAAAAGGCGATGTATTAAAGTTTGACGAGCTGTTAAAACAGAACATTGTTTGGTTTATGAACATGATAGCCTATTTTAAAGATAAAGCAGAAGAGGAAAAAAGACAAATAGAACATGCCAAAAGGACAAGTAGATTTTAATAAGGTTGGTGATCTATTAGAGGATTTAGGTAATAAAATACTTAAAGACCTACAAAAAAATATTGATGCAAAAAATCTTATTTCTTCAGCTAATTTAAGGCAGTCAATTTCTTTTGAAGTTAAAATATTTGCAACAAAGGTACAGTTAACTCTTTCATTGGCAGATTATTATAAATTTATGGATAAGGGTGTTAAAGGTGCTAAAGATAGCAGCAACGCTCCAAATAGTCCATACAGCTATAAAAATAAAATGCCTCCTAAAGATGCTATTTTAGATTATATTAAAACAAAACCTTTACAGATAAAAAGTTCAGTTGATTTAACTAAGCTAAATAAAAAAGGTGTTAAGGTAAGAAGAAGAGCAACGGAAGAAGAGAAAAGAACAATAGAGGATGAAAGAAAT